TTAGATTCATCATCTACATTTCTTGAAACATTAATCAATCCATAACATAATTTTACTGATGAACATTTACTACGATATAAATAGAAAAATATTGAAGCCGTTAATGGAACGAGAATTATAGACAAAAAAGTAAAAAGTTCATTCATTATATATATTCGTATTTTATTATTTTAAAAAATATCTAATCAATATATAATGATTAACTTTTATGAAACAATTCCAAAACACTTTTTAGATGATACAGGAAGTAATCCAAATTTTGAATTACATAGGATGAAGATACCATTCCGCGCTTGTGTTGTAGCGAGCAGTGGCGGAGGTAAAACAAATTTCATTACTAACTTAATACATCTTTTCTGTAAAGGAAAATCTGGAACATTTCACGATATAACCGTGATCTGCAAAGACAAGACAGAACCTCTTTATAAATATTTAGCAAGCAAGAGCGACTCGTTGCAAGTTAAAGAAGGTCAAGAGTCTTTACCCGATTTGGATAAAATAGACAAAGAACAAACCCATTTAATAATCCTTGATGATTTACAGATGGATAAACATCAGGAACGACTCGCACAATTTTATATTCGTGGAAGGAAAAAGAATGTAAGTATTTTATATTTGGCTCAAAATTATTATTATATTCCGCTTGTCATTCGTGGCAATTGTAATTATCTAATTTTATTAAAATTAGGTAATAACAGAGAAATATCAAGTATTCTAAAAACTAATGGATTGGCAATTGATAAAGAACAACTCCTAAAAATGTATAAATACGCAACAAGCGAACAATTCACACCATTAATTGTTGATATTGAGTCGGGAGATGATTTAAAAAAATATAGACGCGGTTTCACTGACTATCTTAATTCAGAAGATTTTAAATAATTCGTTTGAGTCATAAATAATAAATATAAATATAGTTTAGCATATGTTAGTTAATTATTATATTATCCGTTGTTTAGATGAATCAATAACAGAATGTTATGTAGGTCAAACATCCAATCTTAAAAATCGCATAAGGGAACATAAAAGCCGTTCAAACAACTCAAATGATCCATCATATAATAAACGATTATACCGTTTTATAAGACAACACGGAAATTGGGACAACTGGACTATTGAAATGATTGACTCCATAAATTTATACGATAAATCAACCGCATTAGCATTTGAACAATCATTTATAATTTTTCATTCTTCTACGCTTAATTCAAATTTGGCTTATTGAGAACCTTCTTCATAAATATAATCAAAATAATCTTTCAACATTTTTGTTGTTATATTGCTTTGTTTGATAATATTATCAATCAATATGAGGTTATTTGAACCTTCCAAAATTTTTTTTTTTGGCGGTCGTCCTCGCTTTTTTGGCTGTGGGACAACTCCCGGAATAGCGGGAACCGACTCCGGGACAACAGGATTATTTATGCGTTCTTGAATAGCGGAAGTAATAACCAAGTCTCTATATTTCGCAAGTTTTAAAATCTTCTTAATATCTTTGACGGCCGATTCAGTAAATCCGCGTTCAATAAAATCGCGTTCTAACATTTTAATCAAATTATTGGCTTCGTTATCTTTATTAGGTTGTATTCTTAAAAGAAGATAAGTCTCAAACGCACCAAAACCATTTGGACTTGTGACTCTAACATGCGACGCAGGCGACGGGACATTCTCGTCTAGTTTTTTTAATTTTTCTTTCATTGCTTGTTGCCGTTCTTTCAATGTCATTTTGGCAGGCGTATCGTCTTCAATAATTAAATTGACACGCTTCTTTTTTTTCAGTTTCACCGACGGCTTCTGTTCACCTTCCCATTTTTTAACGATTGCTTTAAACACAGGAATATAATATTTTTTATTTTCAGATTTTAAAAAGAATTCTTTAATATCAACCGGATTTATCCGATTAATAGCATCTTCATATATTTGTAATTCTTCTTCAATTGGAATCTCGTTATCAATCATATCAATAAATGTATTGAAAATGTCAACTGCTTCTGATTTTAATAAATATTTCATAATATATTCATATATTTTATTTTGTTTTATATTCGTGTAAATTGCGATTATATAATAAAATGTTGTTATATATAATGGTTAAAAAATTGAATAGGGAAAAAATTATTCTATATCTAAGAGCTTACCTTCAATCTATTGGTTCACAACAAGCTCAACAATTTGAATTGTATTCCGACACGGAGTTATTAAAATGTATTCAATTATATAAACTAAACTATAATAACTTATAATATATATGATATCGTTTTATTTCAAAATGCGACTCGTCTTCAAAATTTTATTTATTATATATATTTTGTTATAGATATAATTTAAACAGAGTTAAATAATTTAAATTATATGACATATATACGCCGATTTAGAAACAGAATGCTTTGCCAATTTTGCGGTTGTTATTATTGCGACGCTCATCAGTTTTTACACGACAACTGCGAAGACTTTTATTATTTTTGGATTGAAGAAATTAGAGGAAAATTAATTGAAAAATTGAATATCGTTGATGAAATTCAACGCCGATTTTCAAATTAATATCACTTGTAATATATAATGACGGCCTATAATGAATTTGTTAAACAATACGCAACCGATAACAATTTAACATATCGTCAAGCTCAACAGGAAATAAAAATACATGATGATTATAACATCGCTAAATCCATCTCTAAAAAAATATCACAACCAAGCAAGAAACAACAATGCGAAGACAACAATATGGATTATAATCCATTTACGAATAGATGTCGCAAGAAATGCAAAGACGGTTATGAACGGGACAAATATTTTGATTGTAAAAAAATACCAAAGCCGAAAAAGCCAAATCAATTGCCCGTTGAAGAATTCAATTTAAATGTGTTAAAATTTGTTAATAATTTGGAAGAGAAGGGACAGAAATATGTTGTGTCAGGAATACATTATACCCCACATAATATATTTGAAACTTTAATGTATGAATATTTAATTGAAAAATATAATACAACTAATTGTTTTTTATATTCATATACAAAAGAGTATGGAGTTCAGCCATTATTTATTCATATTGGGCAATTTGGTTTATTAGGAAATGATGAATATCTAACTAAATATCAAAAATATGTTTATAAGATGATTAAATTAATTATGAATTGTATTCAAAAAATACAAAATACAGAACAAGAAGTATTAATTATTCCAATGAGTATTTTATATCATGAAGATGATGGACCCGTAGGCCACTCTAATATGTTAATTTATAGAAAATCATTAAATGTATTAGAACATTATGAACCTCACGGAAAACAAATTTTGTCTAAAACAAATATAAATTTAGATATAAAAAATATTATGAAAATAATCGTAAATAAAATGAATACTCTTAATAAACAAGATAAATATAAATATTACAAAGGAAACATTAAATATATTCCTCCAAATAATACTTGTATTTATAATGAAGGATTACAAGTAATAGAAAATCAATTATTTTTACCAAATTATATTAAAGAAATAGAAAAGGGAGGAGTATGTAGTGTTTGGAGTATTTTTTTCGCCGAGTTATCTTTAATGAATCCTTATATGACAAGTAAAGAAATATTAGATAATATTATTGAAACAATAGAAAGCAATTCGCAACAAACTAAAAATGTTATTCGTGGTTATTTGGATTATCTTTATAATTCTATTAATCCTATTGTTGAAAACATAATTGGAAAAGATATGACTCAAGTTGATGAAATAACATTATCCGCAAAAATGATTAATAATATTATATCAAATTTATTTATTAAGAAATACAAAAATTATATGAGTCAGAAATTTGAAAAATACAACAAGGTAAATATGAAACAATATTTTGAAGAACCCGAAGACGATGACGTATTCACCGAACTTACTCCGCAAAATGTTAATCCAAATTATAGCGTTGGCATGTTAGCCGATGATAACGATGACGATTATTTAAATTAAAATATAATCAATTATATATAATGACTGCTTGGTTAGATTTCGTCAAACAATACGCCAAAGAAAACAACATTACTTACAAACAAGCAATGACCGATGCCAAACAACATTACACCAAAAAAGTAAAACTGAATATTATTGAAGACGAACCGATCCGGCGCCCGGCCATTGAACCACCAGAACCGCAGACGCGCGAACTCACAGAAACAAAAGATTATAAACTGCAATTTGCCAAAAAAAGAAGAAGATTAACTAAGAAACAACAACGTAAAAAACCGCCATCATATCCGCCAACAATTATAGAAGGCCAACCCAAAAAAAAGAAATTAATATTTCCAACTCCTTATCGTAAGGTTAAACTGAATATCATAGAGGACGACGCCGCCGCCATTGAACTCCCAAAAATTGAACCACCGGCACTGCAGACGCAAGAACTGACAGAAACGATTGAAACCACAAATGAACCTATACCGCAAAAAGTTCGCAAATCACGCAAGGTTAAATTAAACATTATTGAAGATGAACCTATACCGCAAAAAGTTCGCAAATCACGCAAGGTTAAATTAAACATTATTGAAGATGAACCGACCATTCCATCATCTCCATATAAAAATATTATTGAAGAATGGGACACAGTAAATCTTCCATATGTAATATATCAACAACAACCAAAAATATACGACGCAATTGAAAAGAAAATATTAACATTGGCAAAAAAGAAATCGTCCGTTGTTATTCCTGACTTGTTGTTTTTTATTAAACCTTTTTTAAACGAGTTATTCGTCCATTATGGAAGCAATAAAACTGCATTGGATATTATTCAAAATGGAATGGCCAACCTTGTCATAAATATGGGGTATAATGAAGATAAGGTATTTAAAGATAATACTGAATATATTGGAAAACATTTCAATAAAACAAATAAAGAGATAATATATAAATTATTAAAATGAATTATTTGAAAAAGAATTTAGGATAAGTATTTCACAAGCTGGAATGGCAGCCCGTGAGACTTCAAAACCACACCATACCCCGCTAATTAATTGGGGGCAACTCATATCATTCTATTATCATTTTCGGTAATAGAATAATAATTATTATTTTTTCGTTTTATTTCGTGTATAGGACTACACGAGATTTCTAAGATTTAACTCTTCTAATACATTCAACTGTTTTCTCATCCATTTATTAAAATTCGTTTGTTTTTTTAACTCTTCTTTCATCTGTAACATATCATAATATAATTCAAAACGACGAACACTATGATATATATACGCATCCAAAGGGATTTCCAAAGGGATTTCCAAAGGGATTTCCAAAGGGATTTCCAAAGGGATTTCCAAAGGGTAAATGGATTGTCGTTGTTTGCGTTTCCATAATTTATTATTTTGTAATTGTTTATTTTTATCCTTATATGGCATATTATTATTATATATTCAGCAAATCTTTTTAAATCATTTTTTAAGGTATAACAAGGTATAACAACCCTTAATATGATATGGCGCCGTATTAATTTCTGCATCTTATTAAACCGCAAATTCAATAATAAATATTCGTTAGATGGCATTGGCAGCCGCTGGTTATAATATATATAATAAAAACTCTTAACTATTTATAAGAGTATATTTCTCCTTTTCTTCTCCTTTCTCCTTTTTCTCCGCATTCTCAAAAGTATTCTTACGAGGCCCCCTATATTATAAAACCTTTTAAAAATGCGGAGAAAAAGGAGAAAGGAGAAGAAAAGGAGAAAAGTATTTGAATTATAATTCTTGTATAAAATCATCATTATTTACAATGATTTTATATTATGTGTGTGAATTTGTAATGGCAGTTATATTAAATTTTATTAATAATTATCTTCATCGTCTGTTTCGTCATTTGGAGTATATTCGCAACCTTCAAATCCGCCCTTATAAAATTTATTAAATTCATCTTTACCCATTTTCATTAAATCTTTATCATATTTGAAATTTTTCCTTAACATACCTTCAATTATTTGTTTTTTATTAAATTCAGTTTTAGATAATAATAATTTTAAAGGAAGTCTTTTCGTCGCATCAATTTTAATATTTTCTTCAAACCACAGACCAAATTCATCATTCGTTGCTTGTGTTTTCTTTGCATCGGCAATGAATTGACTTGGAATATTTGGAAGTTTTTTATTGCAAATATAATTGTTTGCGTATTGAATAATAAGTTGAAAGACTTCATTATAATAATTATCTTTAATATCATCGCTTAAATTCGTATCAGCAATAAATTCCAATTTTTCAATATTTTCAATTTTGCGTTCAAGCGTTCTGTCAAAATGAGAACAATATGTGATTTGTTTATAACGATTAAAAACCGCAATTTCGCTAGGGTCAATCGTTGGTATATGATTTGTTAAAATAAAAGGTTTGAATAATATTTGAATTATTTCACTTGTGCCAAACATAACCTCGTTTTCAATCGTCTTACCATCTGCCATCACTTTAATTAATTCCGCATTTGTTTTTTTTACCTTGCTAAATTCGTCAATCCAAACAAGTCGCTTACCCTTGGTATGTATCATTTGTTTATGAAGTTTTGTATTACCATCTTCAAGAAGAGTTCCTTTTGATTTATAAACATAATTTGGCATTAACGCCGTTAAAATATCAAAGTAAAATGTTTTACCATTATCGCCCTTACCATTAACTCCATCAACACAACAATAAGCGGATTTTTCAAGATGCGGGGTTGCTAAAAAACAAAATCCAATAATTGATAAGAAATATTCCAAATGTTCGTCTTTATTATTTAATATTTGTTTTAAATAACCTCGCAATTTTATTAACTTTGCATTGTCAAAAGCCTCGTAATTATAAGGGATTGTTTCAGTAATAAAATCATCACCACTAATATGTCTTAATGTTAATTTTTCCAAATCATAAATTCCATTTTTAAAGGCTAAACAATTTTTGAGAACATTTATTTTTGCGGAGAAGTCATTATCAAGTAATGTTGTTTTTAGAAATTTTATAATCGTAGATAAATATGAACTTGCATTAATTAAAGTATAATGTCGTGTATAACACTCTATACCCTTTCTTAAATTTTCTCGTTTTTCCTCATCGGATTCATTTACTAATTTATAAGATATTAATTTGATTGAATAATCTATATATTTTCGGATTTCATTAATAATATAATATTGCGGGTCTTTTTGAATAATCCATAAATTCGTATTTGGCGATAATACATACCAAGTATCTTTACAATATTTGATTTGATGTTTTAATGTTTTACTTATAATTTCGGCTGTTTTAAAATTATCGTATAAATCTATATTTGATATGAATATACTTTTACGAAATGTTTTATTTAATTTTTTGAATAATTCTTCGTCATAATTTTTAAATATATAATAAATAGATTTGATTGTTAAAAGTTCTCCATCTTTTTTATTAGATTTGTTTTTTAAATACGATTTATATTTGGTTTCATATTCATTTTTATCATAATCGGTTGAATAATTACTTGCTATTTTTAAAAATAAATCCAATCCTGCTTCGTCAAACTCATTAGATAACGCTGAACCAATATTACTAATATCGTTATGAATATGTTTATCCTTAATTATATCGTTAAACCCGTTATCAATAAAATATTCTATTTTTTCCAATTCATCTTCATTTGTGTTATTACTTGATATTGAAGATGACTTTTTGTCACATTCGGTCGTTGTAACGGTTACTTTTGTGTTAACTTTAATTTTTACAGGATATGTTTTATTTTCAATATTTTGAACTGATAAATATTTAAAATTTTCAAAAATATTAAAAGTTTTAACATTTATACTTTCCATCATAAATTCATTATCGGCTTTATCTAATTCGCATTTATAAATATATGTCATTTGATAGGCTTCATTATTCGGCTTACGAGACCCATACAACTGCCAATTAACACAACCCTTTGAAATTCCCTCATCATATATTTGTTCCCAAGAATTTGTCAATGGTAATGATTCAAATATTTCTGGAAGTTTTGGTAATATTTTTTTACGAAATTCTAATTGAAATTTAAATTCTAATTTCAATGGAATTATAATATGAATTCCATCTTTTGTAATGTTTTTGTCTGCAACCCGATTTACATTTGGTTTTTCCATAATATAAATATTAAAGGAGTCGTCAATCGTATCATAAATATTTTTCAATTCTTCTAATAATATTGTGGTTAATTTTTCAATTTGTTCGTCTGTGTGTAATCTTGTGACAACATCATAACTATATCTAAAATCTAAATCAATTGCGATTACATTACCATTTTGTTTTTCGGTTAAATATTCCTTATTTTTTTTATTAAAAATATCATCACAATACAATTCGTAAAATAATGAAAGTTTATCTTGCGGAATATAATATGAACCTCCAAAAATTTGAGAATCTTTATCTCCTATTCTCGTGTGAGTAGGCGAATTATTATTTGGATTATTTTCTCCCTTAACATTGTATTGTTTTAAGAATGAGTTTAAAGTCGCCGTTGCCATTATATATACTCTTACATTTTATTATTTTAAATCAGTTTTATTTATAATAATATATTTCTAAATATTTGGGAAATTTTTTTCCAATTATAATGTTTTTGTAATAATTTTCGGTGATATTCTTTATATTTTTCATTATGATTTTTGCGATAGTTATAAGTTGCATTTTTTTGAGTTACTCCGTAAGACATTTTCTTTATATACTATACTAATATTATAGTTACATTTAAATAGTTTATGTGTGTATATAGGTTTTTCCTTTTTCTCTCCTTTCTCCTTTTTCTCCGCATTTTTAAAAGGTTTTTATAATATAGGGCCCTCGTAAGAATACTTTTGAGAATGCGGAGAAAAAGGAGAAAGGAGAAGAAAAGGAGAAATATACTCTTATAAATAGTTAAAGAGTTTTTATTATATAAACTATAATATGACAACTCAATTAAGGTCTCGCACTAAAAAAACGATTACGCCGCAAGACCAAAAGGCTCTTATTTTAGAAATAGAAGAATTAATTAAATCACGAAATGAATTTATACATCACGACGCAATTTTTTTTTGTTACAATAATATTTATTATAGAGTATATTTTGATGCTGGATATACTATGCAATATCCTTGCTATGAATATAAAGTAACCCGTTCTAATTGTGAAAAATTTTTTCATCCAACAAAAAAAGAAAGAAAAATGTCAGTTATAAATAATAATTATGACCCTGTATGGATTGAAGAATTTTATTATTATCCATTAAGTAGTAGTAGAAAGTATAGGTCTAATCATGGACTAAAAGAAATTGATTATGTTAAAAAATATACATTTTGGTTAGATGGTGATTGTAATATAATATTGAAATAATTTAAACATACCCGCATAATATAGGTTGTAATGGAAAATAAAAGAGAACAACAAAAAGATGCGTTTTTTGCCAGAGGACATATTGAAAATCCTAAAAAAAATCGTAAATATTATTATATTAAAAAAGATGACCCGAAGTATCCAGATGACCCTGAACGCGCTTGGAAAAAACTTGTTACTCAAAAATATTTTGATAATCATCTTTTAAACGACGAATACAATACCGAAGAAGAATACGAAGACCCTGAATGGTTTAAATCACGAAATAAAATATTATTAGAATGTGATAAATAATATAAAGAGTTATTAATATATGTATAATGGAAAAGCCTGTGGCGAATAAACAGTGTGTTTCGTGTTTAGAATATAATATACCTGCGAAGACGCCAAAGTATGTGATACGATGTGTAGCGTGTTATTATGCGGTAAAGCCAACGCCTGCAAAGCCGAGTCGTTGTTTATTGAATTTGAAAAAGATTTAAAGAGAATTTGATATAAGAAAATAGAATGGAATACGCGCAATTTTCACAAGAACATCTTCAATTTTGTATGGCGAATCAGTCAATGTTAATAGACCAATTTTATAAAGAATTACAAGTCAAACGACAACAGAAGCGATTGAAGGCTTTGGAACAGATGGCTAAAGCGAAGGCGAAACAACAACAGCCGACGATAAATTTAAAATGATTGTTTATAACAATCACTTTAAATGAATAAAATAATTCAAATACTTATAGACCAAGTTGTTTGGCTTTCTTTCCATCTAATTTTAGCCAGCGTTTTGTGACAGCGTTCCAGACCTTAGTTTTACATTCACTAAGGACTCTTACTGCGACATCTTCGGCGACTTCTACAAATTCTTCAACGATAGCCTCTAAAACAGGGACAACACACGATGACTCGTCAGGGACAACAGGGACCTCAACAGGGGCCTCAACGACCTCAACAGAGGCGGGTTGTTCTTCTTCTTCGCAAAATGAAATAGGCGGTTCGCAGACAACATCGCATTTGTCATCAACAAGACAACGGCCCTTTGCCTTTGGCTCGCGCTTACCGCTTCTTACAGATATTTTCTTTGCTTGTTTAGGGACGACTGACATATTATATATTCCTTATATATTTGTTTTTAATAGAATAAACGCAGATTATATATTGCGTATTATTAGAATATATATATTCTAAGTTTAATATATAATATGAGTTTTACAATAAATGATTTCAAAAATCCGCAAATCCAGACCAAGATATCAGCAATTATTTTAGACAAGATGAATATTGAACTGACTGCTTGTTACCATGATTTGACGGAACGACAAAAGAAAAAATTCCAACAGTTGCAAAATGAATATTTAAATTCAGCCCCGTTTAAGACGGATGAATGGAATGAATCATTAACCGCTGATTTCAATGAAGTTACTTACGACTTTCTCCATAGTAAAAAAAACTATCATCATATGGTTGATAATTCAATTTTGGATAAACAGATGTGTTTTAGGAATAGATCGGAAGAGCAATATTTCGAAAAGACTGAAGCCGAGGCGATTGCAAGGTTTAACGAAATCCAAATGAAAAAAATGAAACAACAAAGTGATGTTGTTGTTTAAATACTTATTTATAATTTTTAAAAATAAAATATTATATAATTATTATATATAATGTTTCCTCATGATTATAAAAATAACCAACAATTTAATGCGTATGTCGCAGAATACAAATCGCTTTTAGACCAACAGATTGCAAATAATACCCGCAATTATGATGAAAATATGTTATATATTCAAACTGGTCAAATGATAACAACCCCGAATGATACGCGGTCGCTTGATGAGAAAATGATGGATACTCAAAAGATATTAAGTGAATTGAGTCCGAAGCTGTTGACAATCACTGACGGCGTATATACGAGTCAAATTTTAAATCAATTGCGAGAAAATCCGAATTTGTTGAGGTTTGTTTATAATTCATGGCCGAGAATAGAACAATATATGAATACGAATTTCGCGCGGGGTGTGACCGCGTTAATATTTATGAATTATATTAATGAACAGGTGAAAGTGACAACAAAGGAGGTAGGTCAATCGCCATTTTATATATTTAGACCGAAGATTCTAGAATATTCAGAGAAATTTTTAAATGATATTATAAATAAAGGAAATTTAATCAAGTCAAAAAAGTTAAAAACAACATATAATTCCGTGTTGGAAGATTTAAAAGAAAAAGTTTCTCTTTATAAAGAATTAAAAAATATAGATGATAAAATAGATAATTCATATATGGTTGAAGGAATGTCAGACTGGATGTCAGAATTTGAAGAAAACCAAAAAGGATTAATCGCAAAATGGGAAGGAATTATTGAAAGTTCTATGATTTATCAAGAAGCTTTTACCGAAAAAGAATTGGAACAAGTATTAAATGAATATCGTGATCTGATGATTGTTGAAGATGATTTAACAGTAGCTGATATTCGTAGATTAATTCAATTAATGCGTGATACATATAAAAAACAAGAGGCGAATAAAGAAAAAATGTTTAATATGTTTGACCCGTCAAAACAAACGAATCCAGATGATTATTACAGTCGTTTTCTAGGAGAGCCTAGTGGAAAACAAACAACAGGAAAAGGATTAACAGTTCGTAAGCAACGACAACCGAGAGTAAAAATTGGAGGATCGGTTCTACCACAGCCAAAGGAACCATTATATACTCCTTTTGGAACAAAAATAATTAATAAACCCGATTTAAATAAAGGAATATTAAAACTTCGCAGTGCCAAAGGGGGCGCTCTTGTTAAAATTCCAAGTCAATCAGTATCTAGCGATTTGGCGGAAGTTTTAAAACAAATTGTCGCAGGTGATATCCCATCAGATAATATTTTAGATAGTTTAATGGATAATGATAAACAGTTGCTTCATAAGATAATAAGCGAGTCGCAATTGACAGATAAAGTTAAAGTGCCAGATGTAAATTATGACAAAATTGACCGAGAATATAGAAGATATCTGTTATTGAGAGGTGAGGTACTTGCTGGTAATACAAATTATGAATTAATAAAAGAGTTAAAGCGAGCGATATTGAAACTAACACACGATGGCCGACTTCCCAAGGCGCAATCCGCGGCGGCTTTGAACGAACTTGCTATTTTAGATTTATAAAACTACATATTGAATATTGCGAGTCGCAATTATAAACCAATATCTTTAAGGAAAAATAAAATTAGTTTAAATATAATATAATAAAATATTATTCTATTATATAATATGAGTTTAATTGTAATCAATCAAAACAATGTTGTTGCTAATTCGGGTAATAGTCAATATACTTATCCTTTTCCATCAACAGCCGTGCTAAATAATCACGAACTCTGTGTACAAAGCTGTTCAATCTACTACGCCTGGTTGAATATTTCATCACTTCTTCAAAACAATACATTTTCTTATACATGGACTGTTGGAACAACAGTTACGACTTATACGATCACAATACCAGATGGGTTGTATGAGTTGGTTGATTTAAATAACCTGATGCAGTTTGAGATGATAAAAAATGGCACATATTTAATAAACGACCTTTTAAAAAATGTTTATTACGCAGAGTTTATCGTGTCGCCCACATCATATAAATTTCAGATAAATACTTTTCCAGTTCCGACATCATTGCCAAGCGGTTGGACCGTTCCAGTGTCCAATGTTGCGGCAGGGTATGCGGCGTATCCAGGTTATCCCACACAAACACGAAATCCCGTTGTTACGATATCATCAACAGGTTTTGGAAATATTATGGGTTTTAATTCGGGTTTTGCCACTGCACCAAATATTGGTGTTGGAACAAACCTTTCGTATTTATCAACAAAGACGCCACAGGTTCAACCATCGCCATCTGCGTTAATAGGTTGTTCTATCGTTTCAAATAAATATGCGAGTCCGTCGTCAATCATCTACAATATTGTGCCAAATGTTCCTCTCGCTGGGTTAATTGATTCAAAGCCGAATGAGAACACATGGATAGATATTTCAAAAGGTAATTATAATAATATAACCATTCAGTTTTTGAGTTCAACAACATTTAGTCCTTTGCAATTGTTAGATTCAAATTTAAGTGTATTGCTGTTAATTCGTGAAAAATCAATAAAAAATGAAGTTACAACTTTTTCAAAGATGTTGCGATAAACATATTTTTTCGTGAAAGTATTAAAATAAAATATGATTATATATATAAAAATGAGTGTATATAATCAACCGCTAGAATATTTGTCACAATTTAATACAAAAATGTTCGGACAACCAGACGATACAATAAGTCAAGCAGAAGGAAATCAATTATATTTAAGTAAAACGATAAGCGATACATCAACAGCACCATTAACAACATTTGATGGCCAGGTTGTGTTCAATAATCAACCGCCGAGTAGTAATACAACGCCAAGTCTTCCTGCACATCTTGCGACCTTAGCATATTTAACTTCGTTTTATCAACCCATATCCCTTATGAGTAATTATTTGACAACTGCAGTAGCTTCAACTACTTATTTAACAATAGCAAACGCAGCATCAACTTATCAACCCATATCACTTATGGTTAATTATTTGACAACAGCATCAGCATCATCAACTTATCAACCCATATCACTTATGGTTAATTATTTAACAATAGCAAACGCAGCATCAACCTATTTAAGTATTACAACCGCAGCATCAACTTATTTAACTCAAGTAAACGCAGCATCAACTTATCAACCCATATCACTTATGGTTAATTATTTGACAACAGCATCAGCAGCATCAACTTATCAACCCATATCACTTATGGTTAATTATTTAACAACTGCAGTAGCTTCAACTACTTATTTAACAATAGCAAACGCAGCATCAACTTATTTAAGTATTACAAACGCAGCATCAACATACTTAACTCAGGCAAACGCAACATCAACTTATCAAACTATATCTGGAATGACTGCTTATCTTACAACAGCATTAGCAGCATCAACCTATTTAACAATCACAACCGCATCTACAACCTACCAAACGATTGCTGGAATGACTGCTTATCTTACAACGTCATTAGCAGCATCAACTTATTTAACAATCACAAACGCAGCATCAACCTATTTAACAATCACAAATGCTGCTTCAACTTATTTAAGTATTACAAACGCAGCATCAACTTATTTAACACAGGCAAACGCAGCATTAACTTATTTAACACAGGCAAACGCAGCATCAACTTACTTAACAATCACAAATGCTGCTTCTACTTATTTAACACAGGCAACTGCTATTATTACTTACGCAGGGTTAGGTTCAGCAAACATATTTACATCACAATTAAATAAGTTCAATCAGACAATAAAACTAGAACATTTCACCGCTCAATTTACCGAATTAACCCATACCGCACAAACATTTAATATTTATAATAGGGCAGTAGGACCAATCGGCACTACTAATATTTGGTGTAAAAACTCCTCATTAGTTGATACATTAGTAGCAGCATTTCAAGTATCAGGAATATCATTGGGTGTATCAACTGGAAGCAATACGATTTCAGGTTCTACGACATTCGCCCAATCAGTATCTATAAGTGGTAGCATAACCGCCGGTCAGGTTGGTCAAAATAATACAATTACAGGTTCAACAACATTCAATCAAGATGTATCTGTGACTAATCTTCTAACGGCGACTGGAGGTTTAAAAACTAATGCTATTACTCCACTTGTAGGGTCTGGACAAAATGATATTTATTCCTCTTTACCAACAGGTGGAACAATAGTTTTTGGGACTGCTTCACGCACTTTGAATATATATGGAAATGTAAATATGGTTAATAGTTGTCAATTTTCAGGATCTTTACCAACATCAACAATCACAGCATCATCAGCAAATGAGTTAGTTAATTTTACCTGTTTAACCACTCAATCATTTGTAAAACCATCATTTAATAATGTTTGGACTGGAACAAATAGTTTTACACCTACTGGAAGTCCCACATCACCTATGTTTGAAATTTCTACCCTTGGTGCTATAGTTCGTAATAGTTTAAGATTAAATGATGGAAATGGTAGTTTTTTTAGCGAATTGTATAATAATGGAACAGTTTGTCATATAAACAACAAAAATACAAGTGGAACAATTAATTTTACTACAAAAGATTCAGGAGGCAATCCAACAAATCCAATAATAATCTCATCAGCATCAACAACCATAGCAAATAATTTAATATCTAACTCACAAGCAACATTTTCTAATTTTTGTCCTATTAGCAACGTAAACCCAACATTAAATACTCATCTTGTTCGGCGTGATTATGTAGAGAATAATTTTGTAGATAAAACATCAAATCAAATCATAGGAGGAGATAAAACATTTAATGGAAATGCTACTTATAATGGAACTGGGTTATATTGTAATTGTCTCGGAGAATTTGCCAATTTGGTTTATTTAAAAAATTTTACTCGTGTATATGATATAGACAGTCCATTTACTGGTTATACACAATTATACACGAGAGGAAGTACTTTTTTTATTTATCCAGTAATCGCTAATAGTTCAATTCAGTTTTATTGTAGAACTGCGACCTCTGAAGTTCAAACATTTATTTCGTCCGCAACTGCCAACACATCACTCGTTCCATTTATAGCATCAAGCACAGCAACATTTAATTCATCATTAATAACTAACAACCTAACAAGTTCATCAACAACAGGAACAAATAATATTTATACATCTCTGGTAAGCGGTGGAATAATTAATATTGGTGGTTCATTAGGAAGTAATAATATAGCAGGTTTAACGACATTTACAGAAGAAACAACATTTAATAGTGATACTACATTTAGTAGTGATACTAGATTTGTAAGTAATATTCGTTGCGAAAAAGCAATATATTTCGGAGATATAGCATATTTGACAACCAATACACCTAAAATATTCATGCAAGATAATGTGTTATATTTTGATACAGACCCACAATATGATAATAGTTATCAGTTTTATGCTAATGGAAATCCTCAACTATTAATAGACCAAAATACCACAGAAATAAAAAATAATTTAATATCTAATTCACAAGCAACATTTAATAATAATTGTCCTATTTCAAATACAACCGCTACATTAACAAATCATTTAACAACATTTGGATTTAATAATGGTAAATATATTGATTTTTTAACAGACCAAACAATTACAGGAACGAAACGATTTGATACCATTTTTACAGGTGATCATAGTTGGCGTGATGTTGGAAGTCCATTTTCGAATAGGGTTCAATCATATATATCAGGAAACAATTTAGCATTTGTTCCACAATTTGCTAATAATACTTATACTTTTTATTGTAAAGATAGTAGTGTACCAACACCAACACAAACCAGTCCATTAACAATAAGTTCAGCATCAACAACAATAGCAAATAATTTAATATCTAATTCACAAGCAACATTTAATAATATAGCACCAATTAGCAATACTGCACCAACTCAACCTTCACATTTAACAACAAGGGCGTATGTCGATAGCGTTTCAGGTAGTAGTATTTTAAGTTTAAATAATACTTTTACTGGATTTAATACATATACAAATGGATTAACTATACGAAACACTTTATTAATAAAAGATTCTACTAACGTTCAAGAAAGTTCAATAAATTTAACAAGCGGACTATTAGGAATAGGGTGTTCGGTTAATAGCGGAAAAATTCTATTACAAACTTTCGATTCAACTGGTGCGAGTTATACTAGATTAACCGCGGATGCGAACGAAATTAACATCACAGCCCCATTAACGCTTTTTATAGACTATACCTATTATAATCCCTTCAATTTTAGTTCAACCCGTTTAGGTTATTCTATGTCTAATACAGGTTCAACTAATACATTAACAAATAATACTCCAAATAATTCAGGACAAATAAATATACCAGCAGGAAGTTGGAATATAACATATACAGGAACTATTACCGTGATTACAAACGCAATAACAACTTTAACCTCATTAGAGATTTATGTAGCAGATAATTTAACAAATGATTTAAATATTATTGGAATAAATGTAATAAATTATTATAAAATATCAACCGTTCCAGTAGGTCAAAAAATGAGAATATCAGGTTCGGGTAATTACATAAGTTATAATAATGTAAGTACAGAACTCAACTTACGATTACTACCCCTTTTTACAGCAGGTTCAGGAGGATTAAACTTTCAAGGAAAAATATCAGCGACGAGAAACGCATAAAAACTCATAATTAAAATATCTTTGTATAATATATAATGTCGAAAAAAATAAGTATTAAAATCTAAAAATAAAATATAATATTATATTAAAATGAGTTCATATAACCCCCCAACAGAAGATATAACCGAATTCAATACTTCTTTATTTAATCAACCAGAGGAGACTTTATCACAGGCAGAGTCAGATAAATTATATTTGAGTAAAACAAAAAATGATATTAGCACGGCGAGTTCGACCACATTTAACGGCGGAGTAAATGTAGGCGGAACATTAAACTTAAAATCTGGAGTAAAAACCACCGACTTAACACAATCATCAGATGGAGTTTTTACTATTGGAAATAGGAATCCTTCTGGGTCTATTAGTATTTTAGCACAAACAGCAGGAGGAGCAAATCAAGGAATTTCATTATCAAGCACCGCATTAACTATGAATAATTTTATACCTTTAAACACAAGAATTATTCGCTCAACTGATACATCATCGACACATTCTGTATTTGATGATATGATAGCAAGTGGTAGTTTAACAATTGGAGGCACGGCATCAACCAATAGTATTCGTGGAAACACAACATTCCCACAAAATGTGACAATACAAGGAACATTAGATATAGTATCTGGAACTAATACAAATAAATTAGCAATTACAGGTGGTAATGCGACTTATACTATGAATGCTGGAGCGACGACCGCAACTACACATCTTTTTAATACTTATACTAATGCTAATGTTCCAAAAGGTTCTTTTCAAATTGGAAGCACAAATGTAGCAGTATTAGACTCATTATTATTTACTTGTAGGCAAATAAGGTCAAGTGCTACATCAAGCAACGCACACGAAATATTTAGTAATATATTGTCAGCGGCAAAAATTACGATGGGTGGGACAGCATCAACAAATGAAATCCGTGGCGATACGACATTTACTCAAAATGTATCAATAAAAAATAAATTGAACCTATCTCAATTTGCTAATATTACTACAGATACAACTTACCCGTTAATTTTTCCAATAAGTGAAACAAATGTAATTAGAACCACAACCCCTGGGGTAACATCAATAACAATAGAACTTCCAAATGTAACCGCAAATGAATTAGGACTTACATTTAATTTTTTTAAATTTCAAACAAATCTTGCCGTAACCTTCACAACAACCAACCCCATTAAGATTTATACATTAAATAATTTAACGACAGGTTTTACAAGCAATACCTCTTTACTATCAGTAGATAAAACGATGACTACTTTAATGTGCGGTGGTTTCGGTACTCTTTTCTACTGGATAGAGGTAAGTAATTATAGCACATTTGACAGAGATTATAATAATACAATATATCCAAGATTAACAGAAGAAAACTCATTTAGTAATAGATTAAATTTTAGTGCGGCATCGTATTCATTTCCATTTGCGTCAAGTCAAAGTTTAGGTTATTATTTAAAAGCAACAACATCGCCAGCATTCTCATACACTCCATCGGGATCTTCAAAAACTATATTAACAACAGCAACTATTCCAATTGGCGTTTGGCGTATTGATTTCAGCGTTCAAAATACAATTACAGGAGCAGGGACTATTACTCAAGAACAAAATTATGTATCTACTGCATTAAATGGAGCGATAGCAACAGCAGTTCCATTTACAGGTTCAATCAATCGTTCTCACGTTAATGAGGTTTATGCGCTTAACGATGTCCAAGTAATAACCAGTTCATTTACTTATAATCAATCAACAGCAGGCGTATTGTATTTAAATATTGTGCGAACTTTTACAGGGGGGTCATATAGTTTTATTGGAGAAATTGCGGTCACTAGATTGGCGTGAGTTATTCGTGTATAAAATATAATTATTATAAATTAAATATATAATAATAATATATGACTCAATGGACAGATTTCGTAAAGCAATATGCGAAAGAAAATAATTTATCATATCGTGAAAGTTTAAAACAAGCGGGGCAACATTATAAAAATCCGTTGTCTTCCAAACCTAAAATGAAGCCAAAATATAAACGAGTTAATATTAATATTATTCAAGATAATAAAGTATTGCCAAGCCCGCAAAAACAGATGCCAAGTGTTGTCACGACTCATTCAAATCAAGATAACGAAACTATACAAGTTCCGCCAGTGCAACCGATAATACAACAACAACAACAACAATTATCAAATACTCCCACGATAAACCCAGTTCAACAATTAAAATTACAAATTAGTAATCAACACGAACTTTATAAATCAATGATGAACCAAATAAATTCAACTTATAAAAATAAATCAAAGGAACTTATGATGTCAAAATTAAATTTAAAACGAGGAGATATAAAAAATAAGATTAATGAATTACGAGTCGCATTTGAATTACAAAAAAAAGAATTGACAGCATCACAAGCAATCGTAAATAAAACATTATTGAATAAATTAAACTCTATATCGCATCCGCAATTATATATTCGCGTTTAAATAAATATATAGTAAATAAACAAATAAATAACAAAGATAATATATAACTCGCTATATAATTATATAATAATAAATGAAAATATAGCATATTATATATTAAATAAGGTTATATGTTGCTTATCGTCTATATTAAAATATTTTAATATATAATTGACATCATATTTATATAACAATATATGAATTTATCTTTATTTTTGAATATTTATTTAATAATATATAATTATATAGCGAATTATATATTATTATTGTTATTTAATTATTTAATTGATATATATTTATTTAATTGTGCGTTATTATATTAAATAAAAATATATATTAGAATATATATAATGGAGATTGCTAAAATTATTAAAGAGAACCGTCCCAACTTATCCGACTCATCTGTTAAGACTTATACAACTCTTATTAAATCCGTTTGTAAGAATGTATTTAAGGATAAAGAAATAACAGAGAAAGATTTAAACGATGACTATGAAAAGGTTCTTGAATATTATAAAGATAAACCTTCCGCAAGTCGTAAGACTTATTTATCGGCGTTGTTTGTTTTAACAAAGAATAAACATTATCAAAATGAAATGAATGACGATATTGCAAAAGTTAAAACATTTACAGCGACTCAAGAGAAAACTGAAACACAACGCAGTAACTGGTTAGTTCAAGATAAACTTGACGAAGTCTTTAATAATCTTGAATCAAATGCTAAACATTTATTCAAGAAAACAACACTCACTGGAAAGGAACAACAACAACTTGTTGATTATATTTTATTACTTGTTATGAGTGGAAAATATATACCACCGCGGAGAAGTATGGATTATACCGAGTTTAAAATTAAGAATATTGATAAGGAGAAGGACAACTATATGGAGAAATTAGAGTTTGTTTTCAATAGATATAAAACAGATAAATTCTATAACACACAACGAGTCACAATTCCAAATCAATTACGACTCATTATTAACAAATGGATAAAGATAAATCCAACAAATTATTTATTGTTTGATGCAAACCAAAATAAATTAACTTCTGCTAAGGTCAATCAAAGATTTAATCGCCTATTTGGAGGACGACAAGGTAGCAATAGCATTCGTAGATTATTTTTAACTTCAAAATTTGGATACACGATTGACCAACAAAAGGAAATTGATGAAACGATGGCCGATATGGGGTCTTCACAAAATCAATTAACAACCTATATTAAGAAGTAAGAGAAGACAATTCTAGATAGACAATAAAAGAAAATACTACGACACTTTTAATTTCCAGGATAAGAATCCATATATAGGATTTTTGACATTTATATTTGTCTATTTTCAAATTTATAAATCCTATCCTGGGTTTTTTTATTTCGTAGTATTTCTTTTTTTAATCTATCTTGTTATCTTGTCTTATTCCTATTCTTATTCTTATTCTTATTCTTATTCTTTTCTTAAAAAAAATATAATATCTTACATAAACTGTTTTAACAATTGGTTATGATGTTGCGTATGTAATGGGTCCGCACTCGCTAATACATCACGCACTGTATGACGACCCGTCACCATCACCTGGCCGCCCGCAAAAATCCCGTGACCACTTCCCATATGTTCTCCTGTATATCCGCGGCCCGATGATTGTTGCCCTGCGTATATACCATTTCCTACATTCAATAAATTTTTTGGGGTATGTGTAATAGGGTCACTTCCCATAGGCTTTGGCATCTTTGGCATTCTTGGAACACGAGGTTTTCGCATTGGCAATATCATACCGCCTTTGTCATAGGTTTTATTACCTGTTATTAGACTCGGCTTATCTATTAATTTATTCGCACCATAAGTCGCCGCATATGCCGCCGGAATAATGAGAGGAGCCAATTCGGGGTTGGTTGCGATTGCGCTTGTTGCCAAAGAAGCAATTCCCGCATCAACCGCACCTTTTAGAGTTGGGCGGGCAACATTCACCAAATCTTTTTTAAACTGTGTTGATTTCAAATAATCTCCCGCTTGTGTTGCTAATTTTTTGGCTTGTTTTCCTACTGCTTTGCTTGCACGTTTAACGGCTTTAAAAATACCTTCGCCATTCATCTCAATTTCTTCTGGACTCATTTTAAGAAACGCACCTTTCCCTTTGGATAGTTTTTTTGCTAACTGTTCCATTTTAGCACGACTCATACGCACAGGAATTTCTCCGTGAGATATTTTAATTTGCCCCCCTTTCTTCAATTTATTAATTGCTCGTCTTGTTAGTGGTTTGATATTGACTTCTGAGTAATCTTCCATTATATTATTGTTATAGAAAATAATTTTATGAAAATGTCATTATCTAAAATTATATTAAATAATATAAGTATTTGAAAATAAAATATATAATAAAAAATAAAGTTTATTTTTTTTTATTATATTATGACACTGATTATCATATTATTGTTTATAAATCAACCGCATTATTAATTTTAGTTAATTTTTTATTTTGTAAATATAATCGTTGTCTTTCTAATCCTCCATTTTTATAATATTCTCGTGATTTTTCCAGTCGTAATTGTTTTTGTTCAGGAGTTCGGGTTTCTCTTATTTTCTTATCTATTTTTTTTCTGTAATCGGGTTGTTTTGTTTTTGTCATTTCGCATCTTGGAGTAATCCCTAACTCTATCTGTTTTAAAGGGTAATTTTTTTTAAACCATTCTGCGTGATATTTTTTTTTATCTTCTTTCCATTGTTCAATATCAGTTATATTATCTTTTCTATTATTTGCGTTTTCTATACGAGTAACCCATCTTAAATTAGATAAAGAATTATTTAAAGTATTTCTATCAATATGGTCGACTTGTTCTTTATTTTCTAAATTTGGAATATATTGTAATGCTAATAAACGATGAATAGAACATCTTTTATGTAATCCTTTTTTTATTAATGTCAGTTTATAATATTTATCTTTAGATAATTGAGGAGACATTATATTTTTATAACAACACGACCATATTTCACCATTTTTTGATATTTTATAAAAACCTTCATAATCTTTTACATCTTCAAAAACCTTATTAAATATTTCATTATTTAATTGACGATTCATTTTATATAATATCATATGAAGATTTCTTTAAATCATTTATGAAACATATTATTTACTTAATAGTTAATAATATTTGATACGAAGCAATTTAAACCCTTAAACCGCTGAACAAATTTACGGATATCGAAGTTTCATAGACTAAAAAGCAATACAAATCAACGTTCAATGCGGAAAGATTTGTTCCTGAAATAGATACTGACTTAGCCACACTGTTTTCAATTGGAAGCCCGCGGCTAATATCACAATAGAAATAACAGTATTCGGTTTCAAAATCAATCTGGGACAACAAACCATTTCCGCTCATACCGTCAATTTGGTTAGCATTAACACAACGACATCCGTTCAAGTTGTTCCAAAAGTTTTGATAAGTAGAAATTTGCGTGTTGTAAATTTGATTTTGGCCTGACATCGTCACCTGGAAGTTATTCAAAAATACAAGCGGAGACGATGGACCTCCTCCGCAAGGGTCAAATGGGGACAACAGCGGGGAAATGTTGCCATTGACTGCCGCAGGAGTATGAACTGGGACAACAAGAATAGATTTCAAACCGCTAATACCGTTTGTAAGAAGTTGATTGAAATTTCCTCCATTAGCACCAATATTTAGCACTTGATAAGAATATATGTCATCATAATTGATTTGGCGAATAGGATTGCTCAAGTAACTTGACTCATAACTAGGATTGAATTGATATGCAGGGACAATCAGTGATGCGTTTCTCAAAAATCCTGAGACGAGTTGAGTTCCAGTTTTCTGTTGAGTATTTAAACAATCTGCGCCAACAGCAATAGATGCGATAAAAGATAATGACGCAGGAAGACCAACACCTCCATTACTTGTATCTGCCGACGCAATCATAATTGGACTAATACCACCCTGAGGAGAAACGATAGAATCAATTGACAACGCTTTACCAGCCGATGTTGAGAATGACACTGATGTTTGATTTAAATTGAGAGTTAGTTTAAAGAATGCACCTTTCATCATTGGAATTTTTTCAAAGAAGTCGTGTAAATCGCGAAGGCGAATTGATGCGACAACTGAGTGTTGAATAACACCAAATCCATTTCCTGCTCCAGTTCCGTTGGCCTTGTTAATAATATTTGATTTATACATCAAGTTAAGATTTGCTTTTGAAACAAGAGTGCTCCAAGCAGCGCCTGTAGCAAGATTAGTTAGACCGTCTCCATCAAAATTAATAAATTGTTGTCGTTTGTAAAGACCCTGATTGAATGTTTCATAAGTATTGAAAGCACCTGAAACAGCCCCTCCAGCAACTGGAAAATTTTGGTTGTTACAAACACCAATACCATGAACGGCGGCCGTGGTTGGAACATGACATACTGCTAAAGAAGTATCAGGCCAAAACCCCAATGACTGGCCAAGAACGACAACATCTCCATAACTTAAAGTTGTCAATAAACAGAAATTTTGATACATTGACTGATATGGGGTAGTTTGCACAATTGTTGAACCGCTCATTTCAAGAGACATATTATGAATGATTGTTCCAAACCAATTTTTAAGACCAAGAGTCCAGTCCAAAGATGATGCGGTTGTATTAGGGGCAAATCCGGCTGCGTTGGTTGTGCATGACAACGTTAATAATAAGGGCAACACGACGACCCCCTCACGGTAGGAGCAAAATAAAGATGAATTGCTTAATGCGCTGGAATCGATGACCAACTGATTTGTAGAATACACGCCGTTGTTTAAATCAATGGTTGAAAGCCAATTTTTTCTTAAAAAAATATTTTCTCGTTTATAATCGGAACTACTGATTTCGTAATTTATGTTATCCATTATATCCTATCAAAAGAAAATAATTTTAGAAATATAATTAATTGATTTGAATTAATTAAACCTTTTAAAAAAAGGTTAAACCAAAAATTAATTATATTTTTTAGTTTGAGTTTAAAAGGTTTTCTTAAAATGAGATTTTCTTCATCTTTGATTTAAGTTTTGGAATGTCCAATTTTGATAAATTTGGAAATGATGCTACACCTGCACCGCTTGATGGGGCTAATGCTACTGGAGAACCTAGCAAAATCTCACCACCAGAACATCCGCAACGACTTCCCATCATTGTTTGTTTTTTGATTTTTATACCACAACCGTGAATGTTTTGAACTCTATACATATAATATAGTTAAAGAAAATATTATTTTGTTTGAATTAATTTTAATTTAACAACGATTCCCAAAAATTGAGATAATAATAATACTTCTTTGTTTATATTTTTGTCGTCTAATGTTGATTTTAAAAGTTGTTGTTGCTTTTGACTTGCGATTGCGTAAATGTTGTCTAATGTTTGTTGATTGAGTTCGATCATTTATATATTATTCCTATATATTTATAACTGTTTATAAACGAATAATTACGACTCAATAATGTCACCTCCTTGAATAACCACATCTTTCATATAATCGGCGTATATGACCCAATTCATAAATTTTGTTAATAAAAGCGAAGTGTTAAATATCTGTCTAACATTTTGATTAATAAATTGATTTGTAATTGGCACTAATAATCGGTTTGCTTTTAATATATTTGTTACGAATACTTGACAGTTGTTGTCAATCGGATTATACGGGTAAAATGTTGCACCCATTTGTTGTTTTGTATTTTCAATTAATTCATTTAAAGTTATTTGTCGCACAAGTCGCACGGGTATAATCTCTATAAAATCGTTAGCAGGAGGATTTTCAATGATATTTATCCTACTATTCTTCTCAATTGCGAAACGTGTTTGATTTGATAATTCAATATATAAAGATAAATGATAAAGTTCATCATAATTACTATAATAAATTTTTCTGTTAATTTCGCCCCATGATAGCACTGACAACAAAATATTTAACAAAGTTGAAAGAGGTTCGCGTCTCACAAACATTTTCGTAATTGTTTCATCGCCGTGGTCTGCTAGAAATTTTTTTAGTTTTGGAGGTTCTGCTGTTGATGGCGACCATAATGACGATGCTATATTTAATATCCCGTCTCCTTCCATTGGTGGTTGTTCGGTTTTCAATTTGCGTTTGCGTGGCATATATTAACATTAGAAAACCTTTTCAAATACTACTCATCCTTAATAACAGTTCGCCCGCTTGGTTCGGCTTTAAAGAACTGCTCCAAAACGAATTCGTTATGAGGATAATTATTAGAAATATTCAAGTCATAAAACAAATCACAAAAGGTCTTTGCGTCCTTTAGCAAATCTTTTGAACGCAAGTCGCACCGAGTCACAAAATACAAGAACGCCAAGCAAAAAAATCCGCAAACTGAACTCATCAGTGACTGATGATCGGCCTTGTTATAATGTAATTCAATTCCCCGACAAAATCGTGTAACTTCTTTTGGCGGTCCTACACCGTAACTGTCATAGTAATAACCAATTTTCTTATTATTGAGATATTTTGCAACAATAAAACAGGTCCAATGAGTTCCATTAGAATTTGGTTCAGTTTCGCTTTCTAAATTAATAACGTAACCCTTATTATATTCAAGTGTTTCATTTGCTAATTCATCTTTATAGAAAATCCCAGCCAAAGGCGTATCCTGCATCCTCTTTGCCAAATCTATCAACTGGATATTTGTCAGCGCATTTGCCATTTATTATAATATTACTAAATAAATAAATTATATTTATTAAACGAATTATATTGAATTTATAATATTCGCATTATTTTGATTATTTGAAATGTCAATTTTAGATTCATCATCTACATTTCTTGAAACATTAATCAATCCATAACATAATTTTACTGATGAACATTTACTACGATATAAATAGAAAAATATTGAAGCCGTTAATGGAACGAGAATTATAGACAAACTT